GGACTCTTCTGCACTCATATATCGCTTATGATGATCGCGGCATTTGTTAGCATCAAACGACTTGTGAGCACCGTCGTGGTCAGCAACATAGATCAAGGTTCCAGGATGTGAGTACTTAAGTAAGTAGTCCTTCAAGACCTGGTTCCGAGTTTTCGGCTCCAGGTGATGAATGACTTGGTTAAACATAATCAAATCGTAAGTAGTACCAGCCGGTAACTCATCCGTGATGTCAAACACATCCACTTCCATGGCGTCATCGGTCCTCTCCGGTATTGCGCACCTCTCATTCATGTTGCTATAACATTTCTGACGTGCCTTACCGCTAGGGTCGATGCCGACATAGCGCAAGTGGTTAGGTTTCTCGGGAGCAATAAACCGCACAATTATGTGTCGTGCGACCCTACCATCACCACATCCGACATCCAGAATGTTCTTGGGAACAAACTTTTCGCCTGGTAACAAATTACCAAAGGACGAATAGTACTCCTGGGCTTTACGCCAGCAAATACCGAATGCGGACACAGTGTCTAAGCAGGGGTTTTCCTTACTCTCCGTCACAGGAGTGTCGGGAGGCATTTCAATGACCTTTGGTTCCTCACCTAAGGCAATCTTAACAAGTTCATCATGTTTGATCTCTTCCTTAAGACTCACATCCACACCAATGTAATTCTCGTTCGTACGTTCAAGTTCCTCTCTCGTCAACGTTATCACTGTCTCATGACCGCCGTCTCTCACCATCTGATTCTTCAGGACCTTACTTTCTGCTAATTCAAATCTTGGGATACTTAGAATCTTGTCGATGTTATCACACGATTCTACATATTCCTTGAATCCTTCATAGTTGAAGTTAGGGCTCAATCCACAATCATATGGTCCAAAATTGGCGGGGATGTTGTTAGGAAATTGAACCTCGGAGGCATACTGAGACCACCAAGTTGAGACATCCTTCTCATAATCGATGGTTTCACGCGGTCCCCCCGTGAGTTCAATTATTTTCTTAACTAGCATACCGATGACCGGCGTGTTGGCGTCGGTCTTCAAATATGCCTCAGCTTTGACACGTAGTTTGATGATCCTCTCATCTCGGGACAACTCACCATTAGGGCCCTCAACCAGTTTACTAGTAACCGGGAATTGGCGCATGGTGCGTTGTAGTTGGCATGTTGAATCCACGCCGCCCATCCACACGTCGGGAAAGTATACGCGGGCTAAGAATTCGACTCGTTGTCCGATGACGAATTCCTCACCAGTGTAAACCTGACCTATGTCAGCGGCAGTTTTCAATAAACCATCCAAAGAGATGTGAGCAGCATCAGTCAGACCATCGTCACCTCCGTAGATCCCGGGGGACCTCCAAGCCTCCTCTGGGGTTAACCCTGCCTCTCTTTTAGTACAGTAGGAAATAAACTTATTT